CCCAAATAAACCGCCACCTGATGTTCCACCTGTTCCTCCTGTTCCTCCTCCTACAAACGAAGGTTGTAACGCTTGTGAAAGAAGTCCTGTTCCAATTTGTCCCATAAGGTTAGATTGTGCAGTAGCAGACGACAAAAGAGCCTCAAGACCGCTCATTTGTGCTTCCCCAAACAACCCTGCACCCTCTAGTTGACCTCTTTGTGCCAGCTGAGAAGTTGTCATTGCTGGTTGGGCTGCTGCCAACAACTGAGCCTGAGGAATGTAACCAGCACCTAACAGCTGTCCTCCAAGTTGTGCTTGTTGCATTTGTTCTGCTTGTGCTTGACCCATTGCTGCAAGCATTGCTCTGTCTCTTGCTTCTCTTTCAGCCGCAGCTAAAGCTAGTTGCTCAGGTGTTGCGCCTCCGTAGGCTGAAGAACTAAGCCCAAGACGACCTTGAGCCGCTAAACGCTCTTCTAAAGCCAACCGCTGTCGCTCTTCTTCTGGTCGTTGCGCCGATCGCATACGCTCGTAAACTGCCCGCTCTCTTTCTCCTAAAGGTTGTTCAGCTTGCGTGTAAAACTGACGTGCTCCCTGAAGTAGCTGATTTTGTATTGCTTGCTCTTCAGGAGACAAATCTAAAGCAACTCCTCCTGTTGGAGTGGTTTCTAACATTCCACCAGTAGTTGTAGCAACAGTAAAGGGTTTAAACTCTGTTTGTTCTAAACCTGTCTGACCAATTAAACCAGCTTCTCGTCTTGCTCTTTCTCCTATGCTTCCTAAGCGATCATAAGCTTGTTTTGCTAAAAGAGCACCCGCTCCAGCACCTAAAGCTTGGCCTCCGGGTCCGCTTAAAAAGTCTCCGATTGAAGAAAAGAATCCTCCCGGCGACGTAACATTATTAACGCCTGCCGACAAAATGTCTGAGCTAAAGCCAATATTGTAAGGATCATTTGGGTCTACTTGGGGATTTGAAGGTAAAATACCCATAGACTGTAGATATCCTAAACCTAGATCATATTCATTCATAATAGTTTACCTATCAAAGCCATTACATTAATCTCCTGTAGGGACAACTGAGAGCCGTCTATGTCTGCTTCTAAGCCCACTACTATACTTGTGCCATATCCCGTAGCATTTAAACTTTTTTGGTTAGTAAGAGCACCACCAGTAAACTCTACAGTAGTATACTCGCTTTCTCCATAAAACCCAGTAATTTGATTACCTACTGTAAATTCTGCTGTGGCGTACGAACCTTTAAAATCATAAGCCCACTTAAGAAAAACTGTTGCGTTATTTGCACCAACAAGAGTTGGTTTTAGTTTTTTAAGAATTTTAATTCTGGAACTGTCGCCAAAAGTTAAACTTGGGCTATAGTACTTAAAACGATAGGCTTGGCCATTGTCTGTGTATTCTTCGTATTTACTAATTCCTTCCGAAGTTCCTATTAAAAGATCTCCGTTTTCTTTTCGTTCGTAAGAAGTAAATCCTGTTGAAACCCAACGAGTAACCCTGTAAGATCCGTTTTCTGTTGTACCTCTTACGTCAAAACAATAAGTTACGTTTTGTCCTACAAAAGTTAGTAAATAAAACCCTTCTTCTGGACTATAAATAGACCTAAAAAATGTGTTTTCTGACTGCAACGCATTAATAATGTCTTTAGTAATGTTTCCCGACAAGCTACTTATGGGCATAGACTTTTCTTGTATTGTCCGCCCAAAGCTCTTTAGTCCTGTGTGTGACAAAAACAGCACGTCCGTACCTGTGTACTGTACTGTGTCTCTATCAACGCAGCCTACGCCCGCTACGGTGTCAGACAGTGTCATAGTAGCAGGAGCTTCCGCACCAGAGTAAGCAATGATGCTGTGCTTACCAAAAATAATCAAAAGTCCATTGTGTGCTGCTAGTGCTACAATTTCGTCATAACCATCAGGCCAGACCTTAGACACGTCAATAGAGCCGCTAGTTCCGCCAGACCAATCATGTCCAATCAGCAAGTCTGACCAGTAGACAGTAGATTTATCACTATTAAAGTCAGCCGTCCAAAGCCGACCATAAGCCGCTAAAACCTCGTTGCCGTACATAGCGCTAGTAACACCAGCTGCACCAGAAACGCTGCTGAGTGTGACTACAGAGCCTCCTGCGTTATCGTAAACAAGCGGCTCATAACCTCGCTGGAAAAAATAAATCTTGTCGTTAAAGTTGACCATCTTCCAGTTGTCAGCAGTAATTGTGTAACTGCCGGGAGTTTCGTCAACCAATGTGGCAGTACCACTAATAATTTTATTGTTACCTACAGAAAATATTTTAGTGTTGCCAGCGTTGTCTTTAAACTCCTTAATTGCTCTTAAAGAGTCAGAACCTAAAACAGTTTTAGTTGTTGTAAGAACTGTATGTCCTTTACGTGCGGCAATACGACCCCGCTTGTCGATTACTGCGTTGTCTGCTATTTCAGCAAAAGACGGATCTTGTGCTAAAGGCGAGTCTTCGGTGTTAACACCTTTGAACGCAGGAGCAACAAGATTAATACTACGTAATTCCTGAGCCATATTAAATAGTCCTAAATACCATTTCTTCAGGGTGTTTTGCTGCATCTATTGCAATAGCATCAGACAAAAACTTATCAGCAATAGAAAAGTATTCTGCAGTAGACGTACCGCCTGTTTCACCACGTTCACGAGCTAACAAAGCTACAGCAAGGTGAACTACAGGCATTGCTGGAACAAGCAGCGTGTCGGTGTTAGAACTCAAGTCTGCCTGTCGCTTAACCACGTCAAACCGCAGACTATACACACCATCCGGTGTTGGACCCACAAGTACTTCTGTGTCACCACTGGAGTCCAAGCCGTTGTACGTATAGTACTTAGGTGCGCCCTCTACTGCATTAGCAATGTACAAAGAATCATTAAACCAGTCTTTAGTTTGGTACTCCATGAAACAGTTTTGCGTGTCGTTAATTACCGACATGACTTTTACGTTGTCACCGCTACCAGTCAATGAGTAACTGTTGTCGGAAGCAGCAGTGCTTACCACAATAGTTTCACGTAAAGCAGACCAATCGTTAGACTCTTCTACTAACTTTTTAGCGTCATTAATAAAGTCACTAACCATTTTAGTGTACGTAGTAGCAGACACGCTAGACACTTCGTCTTCACGTAAACGACGTAAAACATTGTTCATTAAATTTAAATACGTCATACTGTTTTATTCCTTTCAATGAACTGATTAAGAGCATCCATAGCTGTTGGTTCTTGAGGAGATGTGAGCATTCCTTGTTGTGGTCTTCTTTGGTATCCTAAACCTTTAAATTGAGTAGGTGTATATGTAAGGCGTTCTTTTGGCATAGCAGCGTAAATGTCTCTTTGGGTTGGAATTAGACCACCTAAGCCTGCCAATCCCAACATAAGACCACCAAAACCGGTCCCTAGTTGACCTCCAAGACCTTCAAAGCCTTCCCCTAGTTGACCTCCAAGACCTTCAAAGCCCAAGCCTATTTGAGTACCTAATCCTTCAAGACCTTCACCTAATTGTAAGCCTAGTCCTGCAAATCCAGTGCCTATTTCAGTCCCTAATGAATCACTAAGTCCTTGAATGTTTGAAGCTATTCCAGACCCAAGACCTTCGATTGATCCAACAACAGTTCCTATATCTGTTCCTAAACTGCTGGCTAAACCGTTCAACCCTTGTAGTACAGCTCCTTCTAACCCAGTTAAATCTCCTGAGAGTCCTGTACCTAGGTTTTCAATTGCGGCTATAAGATCAGAAGTTTGTACGCCTAAAGCATCAGCAAGCCCCTCTAAACCAACGTTTATTGAAGTATTTAAGTTGGTTAAAGATCCTTGAACTGAATCAATATCAACATTTAAATTAGCAAGATCAGAAAGAATATCTTGCTCACCAGAAGAAATACCGTTTAGTATGTCACGTACTGTTTCAGTATTACCAGAGCTTAACGCCTCTAGTAACCTTGTTTCACTTTCAGTTAACTCTCTTCCTGTTGCTTGAGCGCTTGATAAAATTTGGTTAACAATACTTTGTTCTGTACTACTTAACTGACCACTTAGATTGGAAAGTTGATCTTGTATGTCAGACGTGTCTACATTTAACGAAACAAGACCTTCAAGAATGCTCTGCTCACCAGAAGAAATACCGTTTAAAACATCTCTAACTACTCTAACGTCTCCAGACTGAAGAGCATCAATTATGCTTTGTTCTGATTCCGTAAGTTGTCTTCCGGAAGCAGCCGCTGTTTCTAAAATTTGATTAACAATATTTTGTTCAGCGCCAGTCAGCTGACTACTTAAGCTTGATAAGTCTGCACGAATGTTAGTTGTATCAATATTTAAACCGTCAAGAACATTTAAAATGTTTTGTTCACCAGTAGAAATATTGTTTAAAACTTCTCTAATTACTTTAGTATCGCCAGACTCAAGAGCGTCTATAATTCGTTGTTCAGCATCAGTTAATTGTCTTCCAGAAGCTGCTGCACTTTCTAAAATCTGTTCAACAATATTTTGTTCAGTATTTGTTAACTGACCGCTTAGTTCTGAAAGCTGGTCTTGAATATTATTAGTGTCTATTTCTAGTCCACTAAGAACATCTAATATTTCTTGCTCACCAGCAGAAATGTTTTTAAGTATTCCTTTAATAACACTAACATTTCCTGCTTCAAGAGCATCAATTAACGCTTGTTCTGTTTCAGTTAACGCTCTGCCTGTCGCTGCTGCGCTGTCTAAAATTTGAAGAACAATGTTTTCTTCTGTTCCTGTTAACTGACCACTTAAGATGCTTATTTGGCTTTGTATTTCAGATGTATCTATGTTTAAACCACGAAGGGTTTCTAAAATATTAGCTTCACCTGCGGAAACACCGTCTAAAATGTTTCTAACCGTAGCAGCATTTCCCGAAGTTAAGGCACCAAGAAGATTTACTTCTACTTCTGTTAACTGTCTTTGTGTTTGAGCAGCGCTTGCCAGAATAGTGTTAATTATGTTTTGTTCTGCAGCAGACAGCTGCTCGTCTGGCTCAGGCTCTGGAGCAGGGGCTGGTCCCGGTGCTGGCTCAGGTTCCGGAGATGGCTCTGGAGATGGCTCTGGAGATGGCTCTGGAGATGGCTCTGGAGATGGCTCTGGAAATGGTTCCGGAGATGGCTCTGGAGATGGCTCTGGCTGAGGCTCTGGAAATGGTTCCGGAGATGGTTCCGGAGATGGCTCTGGAAATGGCTCTGGCTGAGGCTCAGGTTCAGGCTGAGGTTCTGGCTCTGGCTGAGGCTCTGGTTGAGGCTGAGGTTCTGGCTCTGGTTGAGGCTCAGGTTCAGGCTGAGGTTCTGGCTCTGGTTGAGGCTCAGGTTCAGGCTGAGGTTCTGGCTCTGGTTGAGGATCAACTTCAAAATCTTCTTCTTCGTCTACAGTGCTTTCGTCTATGTCATCATAGTCGTCAATAAAATCTATTGGCATAGGCCCTGCGTCAGTAGGGTCTGTAGAAGTTAACCAATCGTCAATCCCTTCTCCAGTAAGATAAGGACGCCCGTCGTCATCAAAGCCACCAAAAATATTACCGCCTGTTGCTAATCCTTCGCTTTCAAGATAATTAGCTTGTTCTTGAAATAAACCCTCAAGTTGTTCTCTATATTCTTGAGCTTGAGCATCAGAAATAAATACCCTATTTCCTAAGTCGTCTTCGTAATAATAAGCCCCAGCTTGACCCAACACTTCTGGTATAGCGTCAATTTGATCTTCAATACTCATTAACTGTTGAGCTTGGGCTGCTGAAATTGCCTTATATTTTCCGTCAGTAGTTACTACAAAGTACTGATCTGTTTCTGGGTTGTAGTTTACAGAAAAAGGCAAATCAGGGTCTGCCATCATTCCGGTATTACGGAAGGTAAGCAACCCATTAGGAACTTCTGGTTGAGGTCTGTTTCCTAAATAAAAATCAATTTGTTCATCAGTATACCCGGCACGTTCCATATACATGCGAGCATCTTCGTCCGTCATGTCGTTATAAACAGAAGGATCTAAAGCAGTTCCACGTAAAGACTCATGAACGTACTGTGATACTGAAGGGTCGTCAGGAAGGCCGTAATCTAAATTCCAGTATTCTGTACTATCAATTTGTTCTTGAATGTTGTTTAAAACATCGGCATAGTAAGCTGCAGTTGCAGCGTCCATTTCACCAACTAAATCTGCTACAGTTGCATTAAAGTTATCTGTTAAAACTGCATCTAACTCTTGATTAACTCGTGTCTGAGACCACATTTGTTGAGCACGGGCTTGTTCTTCAGACACTGTAGCCGGGAACAAGAACTCAATAACGTCATCTAAAGTAGTAAACAAACCAGCAGTAATTGCCGATTGTAAATTAACTTCTCCGTTAACTATGCCCTGTCTAATTACACTGTTTGCTGCAGCCCTTAAAGCATCGTCCAGCATTGCAGAACCTGTAGTTGCTGTTCTTAAGCTTTCCATTAACGCAGGAGCAGCTGAATTAAGAAGGTCTGTCATAGGACCACTTAAAACATTAGAAATACCAGCTGTTGCAATGTCTTGC